TAATTTAGATCGGGTCAGCCATATGATAGAAAATATGTGGATGGATGGGCCTAACGGCTTTGGAAAATTAAAGATATTACCCACACCAATGGGCCAACTAGTTAAAACTATGTTGGAAAGTGGAGTTAAACTGGGCGTAAGTAGTAGAGGAAGTGGTGAAGTCAACGAATCCACTAGTCACGTTACAGGTTTCGAGATTGTCACAGTCGACGTTGTGGCACAACCCAGTGCTCCAAATGCATATCCTAAAGCAATCTATGAAGGATTACTTAATATGCGTAATGGGCACACTGTATTTGAGATGGCCAAAGAAGCAAGTGGCAATCGTAAAGTACAGAAATACCTTAAGGACGAAGTTGTTCGTCTTATTAAGGACCTAAAGATCTAGGAGATTATAATGCTAGATGCTATCAAACCATTATTGGATAGCGACCTTATCAACGAAGAAACCCGTACTCAAATTGCTGAGGCATGGGAATCTAAGTTAACAGAAACTAAAGAGAAGGTCAGAGCAGAGCTCCGCGAGGAATTCGCTCAACGCTATGAGCATGATAAGAGTGTAATGGTTGAAGCCTTAGATCGTATGGTTACTGATAACTTAACAGCAGAGTTAACTGAATTTGCAGAAGAGAAAAAAGCACTTTCAGAAGATCGTGCCAAGTTTGTTGCTCGTATGCAAGAAACTAGTGGTACATTCGATAAGTTTCTAGTTGGACAGTTAGCTGAAGAAATTAATGAATTCAAAGCTGACCGCCAATTACAAAGCGAATATATGAGCAAAATTGAAGCCTTTATCGGTGAAGCTCTTGCTAAAGAAATTACTGAGTTCCAAGAAGATCGTAATGATGTTGTTGAAACAAAAGTACGCCTTGTTAAAGAAGCACGTAGTCAGTTTGACGAACTAAAGAAAAAGTTTGTACAAACTTCAGCTACGCTAGTTAAAGAATCAGTTTCTAACCATCTAAACGCCGAAATCACTCAACTACGTGAAGACATCGAATCAGCTAAAGCTAGTAGCTTTGGCCGTAAGATTTTCGAAGCATATGCTAGTGAATTTAGTGCAAGTCATCTTAATGAAAATCAAGAAATCAAAGACCTCCAACAGGCGGTTGCTGAGAAAGATGAAGCATTAATTAAAGCACAAGCAGAAGCTGCTGAAAAATCACACATTATTGAGAGCAAAGAAACAGAGATTGCAGCCATTAACGAAAGCGCAGAGCGCAAAGAGGCAATGGTAGATCTTTTAAAGCCACTCAATAAAGAAAAAGGCGCAGTAATGCGCGACCTTCTTGAAAGCGTTCAAACAAGCAAACTAAAGTCTGCTTATGATCGTTATCTTCCAGTTGTTCTAGACGGCAAAGCACCTAAACCACAAGCTGAAAAGCAAATGGTTAGTGAAAGTCGTGTAGCTGTTACTGGTAACAAAGAAGAAAAACAAGCAACACCTGCCGAAGCAGACAATAGTAATATCGTCGAACTCCGCAAGTTAGCTGGCTTGAAATAAAGTACTAGAGGAGACTATAAAATGTCAGACGTACTATTAGAAAGCCGTTGGGACGAAACTAAGGACGCTCTACTTGAGGGTCTAGACGGAACTCGTCGCGGCGCAATGTCAACTGTTCTTGAGAACACACGACGTTATCTCTCTGAAGCTGCATCAAGCGGTGCAACTGCTTCAGGCAACATGGCTACACTAAACAGGGTTATTTTACCTGTTATCCGACGTGTAATGCCAACAGTTATCGCCAACGAAATCGTTGGTGTTCAACCAATGCAGGGCCCAGTAGGTCAAATTCACACACTACGTGTTCGTTATGCAGACAGCGTAAACTCAACAGCGAGTTCACCTTTTGACACAGACACAACAGCTGGTGATGAAGCACTTAGCCCATTCAAAATTGCTACAGCATATTCCGGTTCTACAACAACTGGTAAAGCTGATAATACAGCAGCTAAAGAAGGTAGCGGCGGAAGCAAAATTTCCATCCAAATCCTCAAGCAGCCTGTAGAAGCAAAAACACGTAAGCTACAAGCTCGTTGGACTTTTGAAGCAGCCCAGGACGCACAGAGCATGCATGGTATCGACGTAGAAGCCGAAATCATGGCAGCACTTGCCCAGGAAATTACCGCTGAAATCGACCAAGAGGTTCTAGGTTCACTTCGCTCACTAGCAGCAACAGAAGAGACCTTTAACCAAGCAGCAGTTAGTGGTACAGCTACTTACGTTGGTGACGAGCATGCAGCTCTTGCAGTACTAATTAACCGTACAGCAAACAAGATTGCTCAGCGCACACGACGTGGTTCTGGTAACTGGGCCGTTGTTTCTCAAGAAGGCCTTACAGTTCTACAGAGTGCAAGCACTAGTGCTTTTGCTCGTACAACAGAAGGTACTTTTGAAGCACCAACAAACACTAAGTTCGTTGGTACACTAAACGGCGCAATGCGTATCTATGTAGACGGTTATGCAAATGACAGTCAAGCAGTTCTAGTTGGCTACAAAGGTGGAAGTGAAACCGATGCAGCAGCTTTCTACTGCCCATACATTCCACTAATGAGCAGTGGTACAGTACTAGATCCAGATACATTCGAGCCAGTAGTTAGCTTCATGACACGTTATGGTTATGTAGAGCTATCTAACACCGCATCATCACTCGGTAACGCCGGTGATTATCTTGGTGAGGTTGCAATGTCAAACATTAGCTTCAGCTAATAGTTGGATTATAGAACCAAACAGATTTGGGAGGCTTCGGCCTCCCATTTTTGTGATAAATACAATATCAGCTAAGACTGATTTATGCGGTATACCAACCGCGTAGTAGGCTAGAACCTTCATAAGGAGAAACAAAATGGGAAGACCAATTAAAAGCGCAGAAACGGTTGACGGCAATGTCAAACTAGCAAGTGTAAACACTGCATTACCAATCGGTTCAAGTGGAATAGCAGGCAACCAGATAATTATGCAGGCATTTGTAACAAGTGGAAGTGCCAATGCTACTACTGAAATTATCCAAAAAGGTAACAAGAAGTTTCGTGTCACTACTTCAGACGGCACAGAAACTTGTGTATTGACCGCAGTAGTGCATGGTTCATTAGCAGCAGCGCAGTGCCAGATCACTGGTACAGATAGTGCAGGTGGTACTTACTTTGCAAGTCAAATTACAGGACGTCACTTTGTAGTTGGTGCTCTAGGCACAGGTTCACAATTTGCAGTAGGTGATAAACCATTACTTGTGGCATCAGGACCAGCATTAAACGTAAGTGTTTCCGTACCTAACGGTTAATACTTGACACTTGACATCATTAAAGGGTTATTGTTATAATAAACAGTAACCTTTTTTTGTGGAAAAAATGAAAGAATTTGCATTTATATTAGGAAATGGTAAAAGCAGACTTGTGTTTACGCCAGAAGACCTAAGTAAACACGGATCTGTATACGGATGTAATCGTATATACCAAGAACACGACGTAGATGTTCTTGTAAGTACTGACCCGGGAATGACACAGGAGATTATTTCTACTGGATATCCTGATAACAAGATACACTACACAAGAGAGAAAGAAATACCTTTTGGTGGATATAGTAGAGCACTAAATCCAATGTGGGCTGGATTTAGCTCAGGGCCTAATGCACTAGCTCAAGCATGTCAAGATGGATTTCCCTATTGTTTTTTAATAGGAATGGACTTAATATCAGATACAAGCTATGTTAACAACTTGTATGCTGATACTAGAAATTATAAAGTTAGTACTGACAAACCTACATTTTCATTGAACTGGGAAAAGCAAGTGTTAGAAATACTACAGTATTATCCTAACACACGAGGTATACATGTAAACCCGCTATTACAGTACACGCCAGCAACATGGTTAGACCTACCAAACTGTGAAACAATGACAGTAAACCAGTTCAGGGCAATGATAAATAATTAAAATACGTATTTAGGTGTAAGAATGGCTAGAATTGAACGTGTAACTGGAAATTTAACTCTTGACCCCACTGGCGATTTGGTCGTTTTAAGTGATGTTAATATTACTGGCGACTTAACTGTCACTGGCGCAACAGCTACTATTACCACTACTAATACTGCTATTAAAGACAGGCAAATAGTTTTAAACGATGGTGAAACTGGTGCCGGAGTAACAGGTCGATATGCTGGATTAGAAATAGAACGTGGATCTGCATCAAATGCATTATTGGTATTTGATGAAACTACTGATAAATTTGTTATTAGTACGGATGGTGGTAGTAGTTATGGATCTATTACGCAGGTTGTTGATGATGTTACGCCTCAATTAGGTGGTGATCTAGATGTGCAAGGATTTAATATTGTAACAGCAACTAGTAATGCTGATATACATTTAGTTCCAAGTGGAACAGGTAGAGTAACAGTAGAAGCCCCATTAAAACTTAATGATCAAGCATCAACCCCTAGTAGTGCAGCAGGCTCAACTTTATTGTATGCAGGCACGGCAACAGGTGGTGGCACAGGTATATTCTTTGTTGATGGCACTACATCTGATGAACTAGTTAGTAAATCCAAATCCATCGTATATGGATTAATTTTTTAAAGGAAACAAACTATGGCGATTACACAAGCAGGTGCAGTAGGAACAGGCAATACA